CTACTATTTTGGTATTTTAAGAAAGGCTACACCAGGTCGAATTATTGATAGACCATTGACTGTTGAGGAGGCTATTGTGGGTCTAGATTTCGATCATTATGACCCTATTGATTTGTCAACTTCTATGGGCTGGCCTTATAATTGTGGTGAAAAGAAAAAGAAAAGTGAGTATATCACTGTTCATCGTGATAGAAATTCAAATGTCGTGGATGTTGAAATAAGTGATGATTTGATGCGTGTTATTCGGTTGAAGCATGATATGCGGGAACAAGGAATAAAAACGTTTGATATTTTCCAAGATACATTGAAAGATGAAAGAAGAAAACAACGAAAATTGGAACAAGCAGCAGGAACGCGAGTATTTTCACAGTGTGGTGCTGACTATTTGATATCAACTCGACAATATTTTATGGACTTTATTGCATCATATATGAAACATCGTCATTTATTGAAGCATGCTATTGGAATCGCTAGTGATGGACCAGAATGGGCGGAATTAGCTTATAGACTTAGTTCCAAGGGTTCAAAAGTCTTTTCTGGAGATTTTACGGATTATGGTCCACGTATATGGGCTCAACTAGTTTCAAAGGCATTTGAATTAATTAATGATTGGTACGCAGAACATCAAAGTTATAAGGACCAAGGAAAATTTGATAAGGATCAGTTTATGCGCTATATGTTATCTCTTTCTGTTACACAGACTGTACATTTAGTGAATAATACTGTTTACCTTACATTATGTGGTATTCCATCTGGACATCCAATTACAACACCTTTAAATGATATTGTTCATCACATGCTTTTGCGTATGGGATGGATTGAAATTACGAAACAATCATTATCCATATATGAAGAAAACGTTGAAGAAGTAACATATGGTGATGATGAGTTGGTGAACATATCGGATGAGTTTGCAGATGTTTTCAATTGTGTTGCGTTATCTCGTTGGTATTCGACATACGATTTTAAGTATACGGATGCAAGTAAGGTAGGTAATATTGCATATCAAACATTGGAAGAGGAGACTTTTCTAAAACGAACATTTAAGAAACATCCGAATAAAAAAGGAATGTGGTTGGCACCTCTAGATATATTGTCTATAACAGAGTGTGCGCAGTGGGTATGGAAAAGCCCTAGTATTAAGGATGCTACATTATTAAATGTAAAGGCTAGTCTTGAGTTATCTTATGGACATGGCCCTAAATTTTTTAAATTGTGGTTCAATAAGCTTAAGGAGGCATGTCGGAAAGAAGGATTGGATATGCCAAATGTATCATGGGCTGAACTTGATGCTATGTTTTTTCCAAATGTACCAGATAAAATGGAGTTATATTTCACTCCAGTTCCTGTTCAAGGACAAACAAAGAAAATTGAGAAGGCAATTTATTTGCCTGATCTA